ACCGGGTTTGCAATCGACCTGACCGTGGAGGAGGCGCCGGATGTTCAGTGACAGATTCGTCAATGCCCTGAAGGCCACCGGCTTCCCGGTCGCACACTTTGGGTGGGAGAAAGAACGGCTTCCGGCCGGCGACTACATCGTCTTTGCGGAGGATGGAGCCAATGACTTTATGACCGGCAACAGACACGCAGAACGCGCCACGGAAGGCACCGTGGATCTCTTCACCCGCAACTATGCACAGAACGCGGCCGAGCCCGTAGAACAGGCGCTGGAAGGCCTCACAGGCGTAGCCTGGAGCCTGAACAGCATCCAGTATGAGGAAGACACGCGCTATGTGCATTACGAATGGGTGGTGGGCGAGTATGGCGAAGGGTCTGCAGTTTGAAGGCCTGTCCGCGTTTGCCGAACAGCTTAAACGGTTGGGAGACAAAAGTACGGTCGACGCCGTGATGAAACCCACGCTTTACGAAGGAGCCGGCATTTACGCCGATGCTCTGCGAAAGGCGGCCGAAGCTCACGTCGACACCGGCGACATGGTCGACTCAATCACTCTTTCGCAGATGAAAGAGGGGGATGGCTGGTACACGTCGCTTGGCTTTGCTGGATACGACTCCAAAGGGGTCGCCAACGCGATCAAAGCAGCCGTCATTGAGTCCGGAACATCGACCCGGCCGAAACACCCATTTATCAGACCGGCGCTGAAAGCGGCCAAGGAAAACGCCGAGGCAGCCATGAGCGCGAAAATGCAAGAAATCATTGAGAACATGATGGAGGTTTAACATGGCAGAAGGAAAAGTCCTGATCGGGTTTTCCCGGCCTTTTGTCGCTGTCTACGCTAACAACAGCGGAACCATCTCTTATTCCAACGGCCAGCAGCTGGCCCGCGGCGTGAGCATCTCCGTTGAGCCGGAATCCAGCGACGAGAACATCTTTTACGCGGACAACGCCGCTGCGGAATCTGCCGGCGCCGTGTTCACCGGCGGCACCGCCACGGTGACCGTTGACGGTCTTAAGGATGACGCCCGCAAGCTGATCTACGGCCTGCCGGCTGCCGAGACTGCGACGGTAGGGACCGACAGCGTCGACGTCTACTCTTACAACGATGACATGGTCATCCCTTATGTTGGCCTGGCCTATGTCGAGATGTACCAGGAAGACGGCGCGATCTCTTACGTCGCCAGAGTCCTGCCGAAGGTCAAGTTCAACCTGGCTACCGATGCGGCCAACACGAAGGGCGAGGAGATCGAATGGCAGACCCAGGAGCTCACGGCTCAGATCTTCCGGGACGATACCGCGAAGCACAACTGGAACAAATTCACCGGGGATCTCACGTCCGAGGAAGACGCGGTCGCATACATCAAGTCGGTGTTCGCGATCTCCTAAGGAGGGCTGAATGATTCTGCATGGTCGTGAGGTCAGACTGGCCTACACGGTGGGAGCGATGCAGGACATCTCCCGCCTCTGCCCGGACAACGACATCCGGAGGATCGGGGAGATCTTCCCCGCAGACGAAACCAGTCCTCTGGACCTTGGTATCGTCGTCAAGTTCGTGTCCATCCTGTCTTACTGGGGCGAAGAAAAGCGCCGCTGGGAGGAACCCGGATACGAGCGGAAACCTTTTACCGTTGAAGAACTCAACACATTCCCCGGAAGAACCATCAACGAGCTGCTCATGCTCGGGCTCAAGACGATGAACGAGGACAGTGAGCAGACTGTTGAGACAGAACCGGAGAGAAGTTCAAAAAAAGAGTAAGCCGCGGCAGTGACATTGACTTGAATCTGTCGTGGCTCCTCTTTTATGGACGCCACCTTGGCATGGACAGGCGTGAGATCCTGATCACCAGATACGGCGAGATGATGGATATGATCGCCTGTCTTGCCATTTTTAACGGGTCGGCAAAACCCAAACGCAAGAAACGGAAGTTGAGCTACATGCAAGTCATGCAGCTGAGATAAACAGGAGGGCGAAATGGCCGGAACAGTCTCCACAAAGATCGAACTAGACGGCGGCAAAAGTTTTGCACAGGCCCTGAAGGACATCGCACTCCAGGCCAAGGTGCTGGACAGCGAGATGCGAGCCGCCGCGTCCTCCATTGATGACGAGGCAGACGCCCAGACCAAAGCCCGCCGGCAGTCCGAACTGCTCACGTCGCGCATTGAGGAGCAGCGCAAGGTCGTCGAACGCCTGAAGGCTGTCATGGAAGACAGCATCAAGCAGAACGGCGAAAGCTCCGCGACTACGCAGAAGGCAAAGGTTGCTTACAACGAAGCCGTCGCATCTTTGAACGGGCTGGAAAAACAGCTCGGCGAGACTACCAGTCAGGTCCAGGAAAACACAAAAGCGACGCAGGACAACACCAAGACGCAGGTCAACTGGAAGGAAGGCTTCGCGAAGGTCGGCCAGGGAATTGCAGCATCCGCAAAAGCCATAGCCGGCGCGATGGCTGCCATCGGTGCAGCTGCTGCAGCCGCCGGAAAGGCCATCTGGGACATGGCGAACGACGTTGTCAAGACCGGCGACGAGATCGACAAGATGTCCCAGAAGATCGGGATCTCGGCAACGGCCTACCAGGAATGGTCCTATGTATTCGAAAGATCCGGCGCGGACGTGAATAACCTGCAGGCCGGCATGAAGACGCTGTCCGGCGTTATAGCCGACGCCGGGAACGGAGCGTCTTCGGCTGCTGAGAAACTGGCAGCCGTCGGTCTGTCCATCGAAGACCTGAATGGTCTGAGCCAGGAAGACCAGCTGGCGCTGGTGATCTCCAGTCTGCAGGGTATGGAAGCCGGTGCCGAAAGAACGGCGGCCGCGACCGACCTGCTTGGCAAGTCTGCCACGGACATGGCAGCAGTCTTAAACATGACTGCGGACGATACGCAGGCTCTGAAGGACGAAGCGCATGAATATGGCATGGTTATGTCGGATGAGGCTGTAGCGGCGTCTGTGGCCTTTGAGGACAGCCTGACCAGGCTCCAGGGCGCAATGGGCGGCGTCAAAAACAGCATGGTCTCCGGCCTGCTGCCGGCACTCACGGAGCTGATGGACGGCTTTTCCATGCTGGTCTCCGGGCAGGACGGAGCCTCCGAGAAGATCAGTTCCGGCACGACGGCCATCGTGACGGCCGTCACCACGATGATCCCAGAGATCGTTAACCTGATCGGTGTGATAGGACAGGCGGTCCTGGAGGCCGCGCCCACGCTGCTGCTGAACCTGGCGAACGGGATCATTGAGAACCTTCCGACGCTGGTGTCGACGGCGATTGAGGTCATCCTCACGCTTGTCAACGCGCTGCTGTCAGGGGAGTCCCTGACACTGCTCCTGGATGGCGCTGTGCAGATCATAACCAACCTGGCACAAGGCCTTATTGAAAACCTCCCGACCATCCTGTCGGCGGCGATGGACCTGATCGGGAGCCTGCTGGAAGGGCTTGCCAACGGCGTACCGCAGCTGATCAACATGGCTGTGGATCTGGTCTTTGCGGTCCTGAGCGGGCTCACGAACCCGACGAGCCTGAGCAACATGATCCGCGGCGCCTTGAAGCTCGTCCTTGAACTGGCAAAGGGACTTGTGGCTGCCATCCCGGAGATCACTGCACGCTTGCCGGAGATCATCACCAACATCGTCAGCACGCTGATTGAAATGGCACCGGAGATGATTGTCGCCGCTGTCGAGATTGCTGCCCAGCTCATCGTTGGACTCATTGCCGCGATTCCACAGATCATCAAGGTAATTCCCGACATCATCAACCAGATGAAGGAGAAGTTCGCCGGATTCGACTGGGCGTCGCTCGGCCGGAACATCATGGACGGCATCAAGAACGGCGTCATCAACGCGGCGAAGAATCTTGCCCAGACCGTTGCCAACGCCGCCAAGGAACTGCTGAACAGCGCGAAGCGCGCCTTGGGCATCCATTCTCCATCCAAAGAGTTCGAAAAGGTCGGCGACTACATCGGCCTAGGCCTTGACAAGGGCATGACCGAAAGCCTGCACGACGCGGCGAAGGACATGCAGCACGAACTGGCCGCTCTTCCGATGAGCGCGTCGGCAACGCTGACAGCAGCAACCGGATCCGGATCCACGAGGAACTTCGCCTTTGGGAACGTGTCCTTCAATGTTTACGCAGCGGAAGGCCAGGATGCGGAAAGCATCGCCAGAAAGGTCGAGGAGATCTTCCTCGGAGACATTCGCGCCAGAGAGGAGGCATTCGCATGATCTCTTTTGCCGGAGTAAGCTCAGACGAGGCGAACGTCATCGTCGAGCGGTTCCCGTCCAGGCCGATCCCGGCCAGACGTTACACAGTACAACAGATCCCCGGGAGATCCGGGGATCTTCTTTTTGACCAGGGAGTTTATGACAACATAACGCAGACTTACGAGGTCTATGTCAACCACAACGGCATGACGTGGCAGCAGTCCATGCGGCTGGCGGCTGCGTGGATGTCCGCGCCCGGCTATCAGGAGCTCTGGGACAGCTACGATCCCGAGACCTTCCGGCTCGCTTACTTTGCCGGACCGGCAGACTTTTCCAATGCCCTGAACCAGCTCGGGAGGGCAACAATCAATTTCTCATGCAAGCCCTGGAGATTCCTTTTCTCCGGTACAATGCCCGTCACATTAACCGCGTCCGGATCCATCGAAAACCCCACAGATTTTAACGCGCTGCCGCTCATCCAGATCCGCGGATCCGGGGCCGGTCAGCTGGAGATCGACGGATACATCGTCAACATCTCCGACATCGATGACGGCATGATCATCGACTCGGAACTAATGGATTGCTATAGCGGCCAGAACAACCGGAACAGTCTGCTGACGCTGACGCCGCAGTTTGAGTTTCCGCAGCTGCAGCCAGGCGTAAACAACATCGTAATCAGCGGGGGGATCACGTCTGTGATCATTCGTCCGCGCTGGAGGAGCTTATGATTCCGAGACTATACGCAGCCGGGACAACCTCGTTCACAACCGAAGGCCTCGGTGCTCTTGCGGACACGATGTCCTGCGTCGCAACTACCGCGGTCAACGGTGTACCGTCCCTGTCGATGGAGTACCCGATCGCCGGTGTCCATGCGGCCGAGATAGGCGAGCGCTGCATCATCGTCGCAGACCGCGACAGGACGCGCAAGGCTCAGCCTTACATGATCAAGACGGTCGACAAGAACACGCCCGGCATCATGAAGATCTACGCCGAGCATCTGGCCGTGTGCCTCCTGGACGGGATCGGACTCGAACCGTACACGGCTTCCGGCATCACGAACGCGATCGCCGGGCTCAGCACCCATGCTACGGATCCTCTGCCGGTCACGGTCAGTACGCAGCTTTCTTCTTCTGCTGCTTTCAACCATGCCGCTCCATCGACCGTCAAAAGGGCCCTCGGAGGCATGGAAGGCTCGCTCCTGGACACTTATGGCGGCGAGTGGGACTTCAACACGCTGCAGGCTGTCCTGATGCCGAGAACCGGCACGGATAACGGCGTGATCATCCGCTGGGGCAAGAACCTGACGGAGCTGAAGGTCAGCATCGACTGGAGCGGCGTATACACTGGAATCTATCCATTCTGGCGCGGCCAGGACGGGACGGTCGCGCAGATGACACCTCCGGTTTACAGCCTCGGCACATTCGACTTTACGCGCGTTCTGATGCTGGACCTGTCGAGCGAGTATCAGCAGCAGCCTGCAGCGGCAGACCTTCTGGCATCTGCACAGGCGTATGCACAGACACACAACCTGACAAGCCCGACATTCTCCTGGTCCGTCGGATTTGTGGAGCTCAGAGGAGCGGCAGAATACAAGGATGTCGCCCTCCTTGAGGATGTGAGCCTCGGCGACACCGTCCGGATCTATCTCCCGGACTACGGCGTCAACGCGACTGCCAGAGTTGTTAAGGAGACGTTTGACGTCCTCCTCGGTCAGTTCCAGAAGCTCGAGATCGGAAACGTCAAGGCGAACCTTGCGACGGCCATCACATCACAGGGAGCCGCAGCTGTTGCCGCAGTAAGAGCGGAAGCAAGCGGACTTTACAACGCAATCCAGGAGGCGACCGAGGCCATCACCGGCAACAAGGGCGGCTACATTGTCACCGTCCTGAATGCCGACGGACAGCCGCAGGAACTGCTGATCATGGACACGCCCGACATCACGACCGCAACGAACGTCTGGCGCTGGAACGTCTCCGGCCTTGGCTTTTCTTCGAACGGATATGCCGGCCCTTACGCGACTGCCATCACAGCAGACGGCAAGATCGTCGCTGATTTTATCACGGCAGGAACGCTCGATGCGAGCCTCATAAATGTCATCAACCTCGTCACTCATCAGCTGCAGGCGACGAACGGCACGAATCAGCTCAACATCAACGGCTATAGTTTAAATATCAAGGACGGCGCGGACTACCGTGCATGGCTGCCAACCACGGGCAACCAGCAAGGATCTCTGTTCTTATATGGTGGATCCAGGCCCAATGCCGCCGGAGCCTATAACGACCAGGGGACGGACGCAACATCTTTCCAATCATATATCAACGCAACCGGGATGACGCTCGGGCAAGATTACCAAGGCAAAGTCACCGGCACATTATCGGCTAAACGAGTTAACCTATCCAACGACGGCGCGCTGTACATCTACGACGGAAATGGCAATGTTATTTCGCGCATAACGGCGGCAAACATCGGGTTAAATTCCGGAGACATCTACACAAGCGCAGGCAACGTTATAGCATATAACGGCACGTTTTTTGCTCAAGACGGTACACGCATTCGAGCGGCTATGCGTGGGCAGTCCGGCAACATTCAGATGTATGGTTCCAACGGTCAGGAACGCATCGGACTCTATCCTGCGGAACCTCAGATCGCGATGTACAACGCTTCTGGGTCGCGGATCGGCAGATGGAGGCCTGATCTCAACTACGAGGGCAGCGTTTCCGCGAATACTGCATTTACTTTCACGCTGGAGGATGGCGAGGCCGCGATGATCATGTACACGGCAGCGTCCAATGTCGGCGACGTCGACATCAAACTACTGGTCAACAGCTCCGAGGCGGATTATTCCTCGTATAGTTATGCTGGATCGTCAAACAACTATGTCGAGAAGATGATCGCAAGAAGTTCCTATGGCACGTTTGTCGGATGGATAGCATGCCACAACGGCATCGTAGAGGTTTACGGCAGCGGTCGCAGAGGAACGTCAAATGTTCGCGGTGATGTGATGCTTGTGTTTAATCAGTCGAGCGTTTCGTCACTCGCGTTTTCTGCGGCTGGCACAGTTAAAGTCACGCATATCGCAATGTAAGGAGGAGAACCATGGCACTCAACG